CTATTACGACGAAGTAACTCACAACGGTGCATCATGGCTCTGTATCTCCGAGAAACCAACAACGCAAGAGCCGGGCGAAGACATGCCGGATTGGTTGGAAAAGTCAGCAGCAGGAAAGGACGCTGTAGTAGTTAACATAATGAGTTCTAACGGCAACATTTTTCAGAATGGCTCTGTATCTACAGTTCTGACCGCCTATGTGATAAAAGGGGATACAGACATAACAGAGAGTGTCCCTGCTTCTCGTTTCTCATGGGAAAAAGAAAGTAATAATCCGGACACGGATAAGATATTTAATGAAACCCATGTCGGGCACGGGCATGTGCTTATACTCACCTCGGATGATGTTTGGGGGCGTGCTACCTTTAACTGTATTGTAAATTTGTAAAACCGCTAAATTATGAAAATAAAAGATTGTATAGTTTTTGCAAAGTGTGTGCGTAATCCTGACTCGCCTTTGACTGTAGATGTTCAAACAGTTCATGGAGAGAATTCCACTTGCGCATATCACCAAAATGAAGAATTATCTTCCAAAGATGTGTGTTTTCCAAAAACAAAGGTGACATTGTCGCAGATAGATTTGAGTAAATTTCCCGATGGTACTCGGGTTCTGCAAGTTGGTCCGCCACTGATAATAGATATTCCCGACAGTTATATTGAGGCTGTCCGAAATTCGCAATTAGGCAGTGATAAGCAACCTCCTTGTAACTGTTTAGAAGATAGTCGGGCGACTTACCGCAAAACTCAATTAAGTTTTTTAATTGGTAAATCGAAGCTAGATGGCACATAGTTTCCTCAAACCAGATTAAACCTGATATTTCTCCCGTACAAGTTCCGTTGATTAGGCTATGGCAGTATTCATGTGAGAATTGATATACCCATCTCCACCATTCATCGCCTTGCGTACTTAGAAATATCAAGTGTCCGTTAGGTATTTTACTGCATTGAGGAACTCCTGGACGATATTCTATCATACATAGAGTTGACATATCTACTGATTTCTCCAATGACAATGCAAAGTCATTCTGAATGTTAACTAATAGTCCATGAACGATTTCTCTATTGTATATACCGAAAACATCATCGATGGGCATGAATAGATTTGATGCAATATTAGAAAGTGCTGACATAATAATTGAAGTTTTAAATGTGACGAAACAAATGTAGTAATAATAATAGAACGCTCTACATTCTGAATGATAAAGTTTTAAATGTGACAATTTTCAACTGCCATTCGTAGGCGTTTCTTATTTAGATAATAATATTAACAATTTAATTAATTAAAATTATGCCAATCGCAAGAGGACAAATTACCATCGTCGATTTGAACGACGCTAAATCAATGAGTCTGTATTTGGGAAGTAATCAACCGCTAACCCAAATCTTTAACAAAGAAAACAGTTCGTATGTACCGAATTGGACGGCTTCACCGTTCTTGGTCGTTACTCCTGAACTGTATGTATCCGGTACAACAACAAACGTTATCAGCCGATTAAAAGCCGCTCCGACTTACACGATCAACGGCGGCGCGATAACGGCTTTTGGCGGAACGGTAGCTGCTGCAGCACCTTATGCCTTAACAATTAAAAATAACATGACTACCGCGTCTCAATTAAAGGTAGAATGTTCAGCCATTTACGTTGATCCCGATACAGGTTTAGAAACTCCCGTTAAGGCAGTTATTAACTACACTAAAACTGAAAACGCGGGGCAGCTCATTTGCGCTATTGCCTACGCGCCTAAAGGGAACGTATTTAAAAACGATCAATCCTCTACGTTAACGGCGCATTGCGATATGTGGAGAGGCAGCAATATTGATGCGGATAAAGTATCTTATCAATGGCACAAATTGAAATCCGATGGCACTTGGGAGTCTTTAGCCGCTTCGAACGCTTACGGTATTACAGGAACAACCACAAATGAAATATCTATTCCGGCTAGCGCTGTTCTAAACTTCGAATCATTTAAATGTGTAATTAAAGACACCGATTCGGCGAGTGGTACATATAACACGTCTGTGAGCGATATTATTTCGTTCTCCGATCTTTCTGATCCGTATATAATTGAAGTATCTTCCACGACGGGCGATAAGTTTGTAAACGGTCAAGGAAGTACGACCCTAAACGCGAAGGTTTGGCAGAATGGCGAAGCGTTTGCCGATAGTGCGGCGGATACAAAGTTTGTATTCTCTTGGAAAAAATATAATAAAGACGGCACGCAGGATACTGCTTGGGGAACTTCCGGTGTAAAAACAGGAAAGACCATCACCGTCACCTCTGCCGAAGTAGATGTAAAGGCAACATTTATAGTTGAATTATCCTTAAAATAAAAGCATGATAGTAGCAAGAGGACAAATAACGATCAGCGTAACGAAGGACGGTCAATATCCCGTACAAGAGTTTGCGAAGTCTACATCTTCAACCGTTGCACCTACAAGCGGATGGGCTAAGACTCCGCCCGCTTGTAGTACGACCGAATATCTGTGGATGCGTACGGGCGTGGTTATTCCTCCGGCTACGTCTCCCGCATCATGGACTACCGTTCGTATTGGTGCAATAAATGGTGCAACCGGAGCAAAGGGGGATAAAGGAGATACAGGACCGACCGGATCACAGGGCATTCCCGGTACTTCGCAATTCTTTCATGTGAAGTACTCCGCTAATGCGAACGGAAATCCTATGAGTGATACTCCCAATACCTATATTGGTACAGCAGTTACAACGAGTGCAGCCGCTCCGACTTCTTACACCTCATACAAGTGGGTACAGTTGAAAGGTTCGCAGGGTGTTAAAGGAGATCAAGGTATCGCGGGACCAACCGGAGCGGATGGTAAGACAAGTTATCTGCACATCAAGTATAGTGATAACGGTACGACCTTTACGGCAAATGGCGGCGAGACTCCTGGTGCTTATATCGGCCAATACACCGACTTCACGGCGGCAGACAGCAATACGTTTTCCGCTTATACTTGGACGAAAGTGAAAGGTGACAAAGGAGATAAAGGCGACAAGGGAGATACGGGGGCAACTGGGGCTAAAGGTGACAAAGGCGAAACGGGGCCGACCGGTTCGCAAGGTATTCCCGGTACATCGCAGTATTTTCATGTGAAGTACTCCGCTAATGCGAACGGCAATCCTATGAGTGATACCCCTAATACTTACATTGGTACA